TCCTACGGAGCGGACAATCTCTATCCGCAGGACTTGATGCAGATTACCCACGCATCGGGTACGGCTGAGTTGTGTCTCTCTCGCTACGCAAAGTTTATTGAGGGATTCGGATTCAGCAACACGGCATTGAGCGAGGTGCTTGCCAATGCTCAAGGCGAAACCCTTGACGATATCCTTCACAATATTGTGCTTGATGTAGCGAGGTTCGGAGGCATTGCCCTGCATGTCAATTACAACGTATTGGGCGAAGTTTCATCCGTGCATCACGTGCCGTTTGAGAATTGCCGACTGAGCGAAAAGGATGATGCAGGGCACGTCGAATATATCTGCATTCATGACGATTGGTCGGGCAACTCGACAAGGCGAGGTCAAAAGGTGCAGGTCAACGAAAACACCGTTGACCGCATCCACGTCTATAACCCCAGAAAAGAAGTCGTACAAGCTCAAATCATCGAGGCTGGAGGTATTGAACACTACAAAGGTCAAGTCTTGTATGTCGGTCTGCACGGAAAAGGCTATCCCATCCCGATTTACGATGCTTGTGTGACTGACATCAGCACGGATGAAGGACTTGGCAATGTCAAGTACCGAAACGCCCGAAACAACTTCCTCGTGTCATGCATGCTGATTGCAAAAAAAGGTCAGCCGAAAATCGATCCCGACGGCCGCATAGAGCAGGAGCAGATGATTTCGGATGATGACCTCAAGCAATTCCAGGGCGATGAGCGCACGGGAAAAATCTTGTACGTGGAATTGGAGAATGACGAAGACAAACCCGAAGTCGTGGAGTTCCCTGCAAGGAACTTTGACAAAGACTATGAGGTGACCGAATCTTCAATCGTGGAACGCATTTACGCTCAGTTCCATCAAGAGATATTCCATGCCGTGCGTATCGGGAAATTAGGTTTCAGCGGTGATGTCATGCGTGAAGCCTACGAGTACTATGCAGGCGAAGTGACGCACGAACAGAGGTTCATTGAGCGTGTTTTCGCAAAGGTCTTTGGGAACTGGCATGAACCACTCCCGACCTACGATTTCAGCATTGCGCCATTGCGCTACGTGAATAGCGAGACCACTAACACAACAACAGACGGAGGGCAGGGCAATGGATAAGCACTTTTTATCATACGACCAATTTCGCTCATTAGCGAGACCGACAAGCACCCATTTGGAACGTGATATCGTGGAATCTTACATCAGCGAGTGCGAGGATGTGTACATCGTTCCAAGCATCGGCACAACATTGTTCTACCAACTCGCTGAGTATGATGCAGAGACACCCGACACTTACCTTGACACCTTGCTTGATGGTGGAGTGTTCACGTTTGATGGTTGTGGCTGTTATCCGCAGTCGGAACGGATGTGCTACGGCATTCGCAAAGCATTATCTTACTTTGTTTACGGAAAGATGATGCTTGACGATGGTCTTACCATGACCCGTTCGGGCAACATTCAGCATCTCGACGAGTACGGGCAAAGGATGGAGCAGCGAGTGAAAGTCAATCGCTACAACGACGTTCTCGCATCCGCACAACTCTACCTCAATTCAGTCCTTGAGTACATCAAGCAGAACGATTCCAACCAACCACATATCCAACAATTCGGCACACGCATAAAAGCAATAGGAGACTGAAACAATGGCAACAATAGACGATATAATTTCAAGGGCACAACAAGTCAGAGACAACACGGCAATCGGTAGCAACACCGCACCGCTTGTTGGTGGAGTGATGACCGACACGGCAGAACATCTCAAGGATGTGGAAGATGCGGTTGAAGATGTGGCTTCGCTTCAGGAGGAGGTTGCTGACATCGCAACGAAAGTCCTGTCTGAGTATAGTAAAGAATTGACAGAGTTCGGGTATTACAACACCAGTGGCGCATTAGTCGCTACACAGAATGCAAAAAACACTGATAAAATCCCTATTAGTGGCTTCAAAACGTTGGAATACGCAGGATTATGTTTTAACCAACCAGTTGTCGCTTTTTGGGATGCAGATGGGAATTTCCTGCCTCGATTAAGTGTTATCGGTCAGTCCTCTAATCTTCAAAGCGGTACGATTGACTTGACCCAAGAATCTTATAGTGCAGTCGCTTCTATCGCTGTCAATTATTATGATTCAAGTAGTGTTTATCGTGGGTTCAAGTGTGTGCTTTCCAATCCCGAATCTTTCGATTCGAGAATAAACGAGCTTGACGCATCACTTACTGAATTACAAGAAGAAATATCGCCATTACAAGAATCTTTGGACACGATTACTCCCAAAGTCATGTCTAATTATGACTGTGATTTAGTTGAATACGGATACTATCAGTATTCTAATGGCGCATTAGTTGCCACGCAGAGTGCAAAAAACACGGGTAAAATCCCAATTGGCGGGTATGATACACTTGAATATGCAGCAAAAACGAGTTCAGTGGGTTGTGTTGTTGCATTTTGGGACGCAAACAATCAATTTCTATCATCTATATCTATCGCAGGTAATGGGAATCTTTTGAGTGGCACTATAGACTTGTCGCAAGAAGCCTACGCTGCTGTATCTTTTGTGACTATAAGTTATTATGATAGCAGTCTTGTTTTCAGTGGATTCAAGTGCGTGTTGTCAAGTTCTCAATCATATGACAAAGAAATCTATGTCATCAGTAATCAACTTTCACAACTCCAAAACCTCAGTCCATTAAAGGACGAAGGTCTCAAGGTATTGATTTTCGGTGACAGTATAACAACGTGCGCAACATTCACTATTAACGAAAATGATGAGACAACGGCTTACCAACTCCGTTCTAATAGCAATTCTTATGTAAACGAACATGGCGAGACAATCTATTTTTCGATGTGGCCAGCCTTGCTCAAAGATTTTCTCAATTGTTCAGATGTGCGAAATTATGCACAGAGTGGCGCATCCTACAAGGATGCTACAAGACCAGCAGGAGAAGAAAGGAAAAACCTATCATACCAGATTCAACTTGCCATCAATGATATCCCTAACACTCATGGAGCGTTTCCGACTCAAGGTAATTTCCAACCCGATATCGTTATTTTCGCACTTGGAACTAATGATTGGACACCTAATGATACGTATGCTGACGCGATGGCTAAGACAGTAATGAATGTTGACAATACAGCATTTGACATAGACGCAACCCTTTCTAATCTTGACAAGACGAAATTCTGTGAAGCTGCTCGATGGGCATTTATGAAAACCCGACAATCATTCCCTTATGCTCTATATTTCTGCCTTTTACCGATTCAGCGTGGAACAGGTGATAGAATAGAATATAATGAACCTCTTAAACAAATGGCAGAAAGATATGGCATGATTATAATAGACGGAGCGAAGACGATGGGCATAGTTCGTGATTTTGAGACATCAAGCGGTCTTGGATACTATCTCAAAGACGGATTGCACCCTAATGATAGGGGGCAGAGGCTCTTTGTCCGCAGGATAGTTAATGCAATCAAGTCTAATATGATTCAACTGGACATTCCATGAGAGCTAACACTAAAGACTGGATACAATATGCGAGCGCGATAGCCATGATTGCAAGTGGCATTGTGCTTGCATTCCTCTCGTTTTTTCTGAATAAGGAAATAACAGAGGGTGTCTTGTGGTACGTAGCACAAGCGTTGACATTTGCAGGAGCGGTGTTTGGGATTTCTGTCTACATCAAGTCCAAGGTCGGAGAGGTCAAAAGCGAGATCATTGAAGAGGCACGGAGATGGATGCGAGGTCAGAGCGAAGAGAAACGTGAGCGCATGAGCGAGCGAGTGACCGATGAGCAGATTGAAGAGGCACGAAAGCAAGCAACAGAGTACTGGGATAAAATGGAGAAAGAAGATGCGGAAGATAGATAAGATTGTTGTCCATTGCACCGCCACCAAAGAGGGGCAGGATTTTCACGTGTCAGACATTGACAGATGGCATAAGGAACGAGGATTCAAGTCCTGCGGATATCATTATGTCATCACGCTTGATGGACAAGTTGAGCGAGGTCGCAAAGACTCTGAAATCGGAGCGCATTGCAAAGGCCAGAACGCTAACTCCATCGGTGTGTGCTATGTCGGTGGTCTTGACAAAAACGGAAAACCGAAAGACACCAGAACTCCTGCGCAGAGGTCAGCATTGTTTGACCTCTTGTTTTTGCTGAAACAGCAATACCCCGATGCCGTGATTTATGGTCATCGTGACTTTGCAAACAAAGCGTGTCCGTGCTTCGATGCCCGTGAGGAGTACAGACCAATCAGCGAGTCATGGGCGAGTATCATGGGCGGTCTTGTCCGCAGGTCTAATGATGAGATGAAATGAAAATGGATGATGATTTAAGGTTCTGGCTACTCATCGGCTTCCTGCTGATTATCCTTGCATGGGCGATGGCAATGACAAGTTGCGTCCAGCAGAGACCGACCGAAGAGCCGATGACCGAGTTACAGAGGACACCGACAGACACCATCTTATCGATGCCAATAAATAGGTCTAAATAGTTATTTTTCCAAAAAACCGCGTCTAATACGATTTAATTTGAAAGATGATTAAATACACATTGACGAAAAGAAAACGCTTTGTACGCAGTCTCACGCAGTTTTGGGTACTCTCCCTCTGTTTGATGTGCCATTCCTGCAAGACACGGTACATTGAGCGTGATGTCGTGCGAGTGGATAGCATACGTGTTGCAGACATGGCAATCGACACTCTTATAAAGCGTGATTCCGTCTTCATCCGAGAGCGTGGTGACACGATAGAGAAAGTCATCTACAAATATATTAAAAATGTACGTATCAAGCGAGACACCGTCTTCGAGGAGCGCACGGACACCATCCTGCAAGTAAGGACGCAGGTAGAGACGAAAATTGAGCGAAGACCGCATCTGTGGTCGTGTCTCCTTTCCGCACTTATTGGGATAATTATCGGTACACTGCTTTTTCTACATAGCCATAAAAGTTGATATTAAGGTTTTATTTTCTTGAAGCCATCCATTTGCGAAAATGGGTGGTTTTTTTTGTCCAAAACAACCAAATTTTGCCTCAAAAACAAAGAAAAACACATTTTTTTTGCAGAAAAACAAAAAAAATAGTGAAATAATTTGGTTGTTAAATAAAAAGTTAGTAACTTTGCAATACAAAAACAAATAAAAATTACAAACCACTAAAAACTCCAAACATTATGGCAAAGTACACAATCAACTACACATGCGGACACACAGAGACAATCCAGCTGACTGGCAAGGTATCGGACAGAATCCGCAGAATCGAGAGAATGGAGCAGGGCGAATGCCCATCATGCATCCGCAACAAGCAGAACGCACAAGCAGAGCAAGCGAGCGAGAGCAGAGGTCTTTCCGAACTGACTGGAACTCCGAAACAAGTGGCATGGGCAACAACAATCCGTGAAAATGTCTGCAAGGCTCTTGACAAGGTGCGCAAGATCGCAACCAATGACCAGGCAAAAGCAATGATCGAGAAATGGGAGCAGGGTATCAACAGCAAGACCGATGCAGCGTGGTGGATTGATAACCGCTACAATCTCACATCTGACATGATGCCCGAGCGAGCAATCATTACAACATTCATGAGCAACTTTTAACCAATACAAGAAAATGAACACAGACAAGAATTTTTGCGTACGCTACATCAGCGGAAACAACTCTGATAAATATGTCGGGAGCGTACAAGACTACAAGGACGGTGGACAAGCCGACCCCATCCTAATGACAGAAGATGAAGCGAGAACACTGCATAACGACCTAATGCTCTATGTTGAGAATGAGTACATCGGCAACAACGACGAAGACAACGAGCAGGCACACTATGCTTACAGAAAGGGCGAATGGGGGTTTGTGGTCGAGGAACTTGACCTACCGGTCCTAAGCGAAGAAGAAGAGGAACTCGACTATGCCAATACAGGTCTCGACCGCTCAGTCCGTGCAATGCCTTACGTCGTCGGGCGGATGATTGCCATCACGGAGCATTATGCGGTCAGCAAGTTCGGTGCGCTCACGCTCTCCAATATGTTCACGCATCCTCGCTACTACATTGACGCTTTCCGACGCTACATTGACAAAGGAGATATGTACTACGAAGAGATGAAAGACATCGAACTTCCAATTGCCGTCAAGAGCCCAGTTGAGCAAGGACAGATTTGGATAGGCTACTATCATCAGAAATCAGCATACGAGCACACGCACAGAATGACGATTGCCGAACGGTTGAAGTCTGCAAGGGAGAAGCAAGGGTTAACATTGCAGGCACTCAGTCAATCGACCTGCATCAATATCAGCAACCTCTCAAAGATTGAGAGCGGCAAGGTTGACCCAAAGCTGAGCACCGTGCAAACAATCTGCAAGGCACTCGGACTGAAATTGACGATAGAGTGAGAACCACTCATGCAAAAGGGAAAGATAGTGTGTCATTAAGGCACACTATTTTTTTTGCGCATTTCTTCCACTCTGATTTTGAAGTGTCATTTATATTGCTTACCTTTGCAATTGGTACACATGCCTATTCGCTCCATGGTTAAAGCACCCCCGCCAGAGTTCGCACCTCTGGCGGTTTTTTTGTAATTTCTCCCTCTATGATTTGGCGATATCGTTTTAATTATCTACCTTTGCCGTGCCGAATGTGTCATGATTCGGTGGTTTTGGGTCGGAGCAATGGATGAGTAAGCGACATCCGCTCCGACCTTTTTGTTTAGGTTCTGTGACTATTCCGTTACTCCTTATTTTCCCAGAAAAACGCTTCTAACGCATTTTCAAAAGGTTAGCGCACAAATGCACGTTTTCAGAATTAAAACCGTTTATACGTCGTCTCACGCACAAATAGCGTTATTCTAAAGTCTTTCGTTGTTATCAGCCGTTATCCCTTGTTCTGATTCCGTTACTTTTCCGTTACTCACCATCATTGATATTGCATCCACCGCTTCACGCTTTTTCTTGTCGATGACCTTTGCGTAAATCTCCGTGGTTTTGACGGACGCATGACCAAGCAGTTTGCTCACCACATATAGATTGACATCGGCAGTGAGCAAGAGCGTTGCGAACGTGTGACGGGCGCAATGGAACGTGATGCGTTTCTTGATCCCTGCACGCTGCACCCACGAGCGCAAGATGCGGTTGGTGCGCTCATCACCCCCGACATGGAACACACGACCGACACAACGGTTGCCCATCATCGAGCGTGCGTCAGTATTGAGGTCTGTATATTGCAACTGGTGCGTCTTCTGCTGACGGAACACGAGACGGGAACGCCATCCATCATCTTCAACCTCATCCCAGGTTATGCGCTTGCAGTCCGACAGACGCAAACCAGAGAAGCAAGAGAAAAGAAACATTCGCCCGACCTCATCATCATCGCAATCTGCCTGCATCAACGTCCGCAACTCATCAGCCGTCAAGAACTCACGAACTGACTGCACTTTGCCAACTCCTGACCATGCGTCTAACACATCATGACTGACACACCCATCTTTGACAAGCATACGGAGAATGGTTTTGAACTTGTCTAGATAGATAGACCGTGATGACTGCATAATGGAAGTGTCTTTAGCGATTATGCCACACACTTTCCGCACCCATGCAGGAGTGACGTGCATGGAAGTCGTTTTCTCGGTCACGAACTTCATCAAACGTCCTGCAATTCCTCGGAACTGGCTCTTGTGTCTGATGCTCTGCAATATCGGCAACAGATATACGATGCGCTGGCGTGTGTCCTGCAATCCGTACCGCTCATTATGCAGTCTCGTTATCCTGTCCGCTCTGATAGCCTCAGCAATGGCGAGTGTCTGCTTGTTCTTGTCTCGATCCTGCTTTGTGCGCTCAGGGACAAGATACAACTTCAAAAACTCGTACTCCCTGCGGTTGTCGATGCAGAGGTCGAGATACAATGAGATATTGCCATTGCTGAGTTTCCGCTGTCGCAACTTGATTGGTTCCTTGCTACGTCTCATTGTCTATTCAGCAAATCTAAAAGAGACTTGATTTGCTCATCCTTTCGGTCGAGCTGCTCACGGAAGATGGCAATGACCTCCCCATCCAGTGTCGTAGAGTTGATGTTGGTGTTGCTGACATCTCCACCGACCGACACATTATTGCTATTGCAGGGCTGACGGATGATGTTCTGCACCTGCTCAACAAAGTCGGACGCAATCTTGTTTGATTTAAACTTTGCAGAGAAGTTCTGCGCACTCATGCCCATCACCTTGGCGACATCGCCTTGTTTCCATCCGCTCTTTCGGATGATAGTTTTCAATTCCTCACCTGTCATAATTCATGTGGTTTTTTGTGGTTAAACGTAAAAATCAAACTTTTTTTTGAAAAAATCAAAGAAATATTTGTTTTCTTAAAATAAAATTACTAATTTTGCAAAAGAAAAATATAATCGCTTACAAAGTTATTAAGAATTTATTAAAACCACAAAATTATGACACACACAATCACAGAAATCAACAGAGATTACAGAATTAAGGTCTTCGGTTTCTTCAACGATAAGAAGATAAACACCTTGGTCGGCTGGAGCGGATTGCTCAACATAATCGGAGCAGAACTTGCAGAGAAGTTCGTTGAGAGAGCCTACGCAAGCGGAATGGATTACACGCATTGCAAGTTGCGCCGCGGCATCAAGATTTCGTTCTATAACCGATAATGGGAGGGCTTGAATATGTTGGAGAGAACGAACTATAGAAGATTTCGCCGAAATGGCGATCGTTACTTGAAGGTAACGGAAATCAATGTCGGATGCACAATTACCCGTTTATACATCTACAAAGGCAAAGATATCATCCTTATTGAAGAGACCAGAAGCAGATAACAATAACCAGTGGGGAGCGCACAACTCCCCACACAAAACCAAAGAATCATGACAATTCAAGAACATTATCAAGACATGAAAGCAAAGCATCCGGACGCTGTTTTGCTGTTCCGCAAGAACGATTTCTACATTGAAGTCGGAGAAGACGCAGAGACATGCGCAAGAGAACTCGGAATCACATTGATAAAGTACAAAGACGGTATGAAGCAAACAATGTTTCCGTACCACACACTCGACACCTATCTTCCACGGCTTATCCGCGCAGGATATAGAGTTGCAATCGTAGATTAAACAAACTAAAAACCACAACGAGATTATGACAGAAATGGAATTAGACAGAATCTGCGAACGCTGCATCAAGGGTGATTGCAAGCATTGCAGGGCATTCGGAGAATGGTGGAGAACAGAGCTGGGAATGGATGAAGACGTGGATGATGAAGACCACGAACCAATAACAAAGGAGGATTTGGAATGAAACCTATAGAGTTATTCCAAGAGGCGGTGAGATTTGTAGCCGTCGAAGCAGAGAAAGGAAACCTTATCTGTCTTGACTATTGCGAATTGGATGGCTTGGAATCCGTTACGCTTGTGTGTGATGGCATCTACCATGCCTTCAACAAAGAAGAGTTGAAGACAATCGAAGAGAAGATCAGACAAGGAGGTGCAGCATGAATAGACAAGAAATACTAAACGACCTCAAAAAGCATGTTGAGGACTACGCAGAAGTCGAGTACTCCGACTATTATGCGTGTTGGACTGCTCACAGCCAGGTCTATTATGGCGATAATTATTTCTCTGTCTGGTGGTACGCTGACGATGCGAACGATGCGGAAGTAAGAGGTCTTATCGAGGTTGATGAGATATTTAACAACAAGAACCAGTACAAGGTCTGCGAAAATATCGCCCAGTGGCTTGAAGAGAACCTCTGTGAATGGTCAGAGATTGAGAAAGAACATGAAGACGATATGCGCCCTTATGACTACTGGGACGAACACGGCTTCCGCAACGCTC